ACCCCTGTTATCCTACAAATATTTTACGACATTAAAAATAAACACGAAAAACGATGACACATATGGCTCAAACGCAACGCCTGCTACAGCCACCAATACTCACGAATAACGGCAAATTAAATTTAGTGTTCAACACAAAAAGCCCCTCCACGTGGCGTCCGTAGAGGGGTATAAGTAGAAGTATATTATGCAGGATTTTTGTTTTAACCTTATTAAGATGTTAGTGAAAGGAACGAACATTATGGATATGTTCACTTTAATTATATCACACACTAAAATGATATACAACGATTTAGAAGCTGCGTGGCAATAGTTTTAATTTTCTGGTTTTCAAATTTCAACCACGCCTGCTTATAAGCTCTAACACACATATGCAAATAAAGGTTTTCACGAGCATTAGTAAAAATAGTGTTTTCAGTATGATCATTATAATCAAAAACAAATTTACTCACAGTGTTTGGATCATAATCATTAGACATATAAAGATAACCATTCTTACCATACCACAAACCAATACTCGTGCCATTTATAATTAACATACCTTCAAACCTTGCATCATGTGGCCGCTTTTCAATGAAATGCAAATTATCACGGAGGCTTTTATTATCAATGGCATAATCACCATAAGTAGTACCAGAAATTAATTTACCAAATTTACTATTTTTCTTGGCGGCACGATACGCTTCATTCTTTATATAATTTACTACAATAGTACCATCTTTAAATGTTTTAAACTCACTATTATAAGGTAGCTCCAGATCAAAATAACCAGTATAAGGGTTTCCGTAAAAACTTGTATTGTTACCTAAAAATATAACCTGAATATCACGTAAACGGCCGATAGTTTCTATAAAGTCTAGCATCATAGTAACCTCATTTTTGAGGTAACGATAAGTACCTGAATTATCCAACATATACTCATCAAATATAATAGTTTTAACTTTTGGAAACGCCGTAGATTTTAAAATATTAGATGTAGATAAGGGAATAGCATAACCACATATTTCACCATCACAGGTAAACTTTGTAACCATTTTGTTACGCTTAACTTGTAGATCATAATCTTCAAAATAACCGTTTTCTTGTAGATCCGTCCAAAAATTATTTAAAGCCGAGTCAAGCTCGGTCTTATATCTTCTAACATAAACAAATTCTTCACCAGTTTTCAAAAATTTCTTTAAAACGGCAACTTTAGCATTAAATGATTTACCAACACCACGTTCACCAATTACAAAAGCTAGTAGAAACGGGTAACTAAATAACTTGTCAAAATTGTAATATATACTCATATCATCCTCTAAGCGGTGCCAGATATAGTTATTGTATTACACTATTTTCCATATAGACGATCTCTGTGGCCGCCTTTTCAGCGGGGACGATGCCCACTTAGAGATTATAATACATTAAATAACTATACCCGACTACCATTAAATTAAACCTCCAGCGTCAAACTCGCTATTGGTTACTACTATTATATCACGAAAAACCCCTTCTCGCAGTTATAAAGGGGTTTTATCGCATAACTTATATTAGGTGTAATTTTATTGTACACCATGTTATAATAAAAGTAAAGCTTTTAGCACATTAAGGAGGTGGTCTTTGTGATTTTCTACGGAGTAGCAACTGTACAGAACGCAACACAATTGGATAATTTATTAGAATGTATAAGAATTTTAGGAGGTGATCCAAGACACAATTCAAATGATGTTGTAGTAGAGTATGAAGGCACAAAGGATGAATGCGATATATTTATTAAACTATTTGAGCATTATCCTGAACATGGAATTTACACTGAAGATTAACCATAACCCCTCTTAAAATGGAGGGGTTTTTCCACAAGTGGAAAACTCATCTTAAAAATTGTACTTGACATACATTTAAACGTAACATACAATGGAACTATAAATAAGTAGAAGGAGGTTTAATCAAGAATGAAATGAAATTCAAAGACACAAAAAACTAAACTGCCAAAAGGCATCCATTATATTAAAATTAGAGTTAAATAGGAGTTATATAAAATGAGATTAAGTGCTAATAAAACTATCGTAAAAACTGAAACTTGGAACAAAAACCTTGCAAAAGGTGCAAGCCTTGAGGGGCGTTATACAGGTCAAGAAACCTTTATTGGTAATTATGGTGAAACTACCAAATATATCATTGAAGGTAATGACGGAGTAACTTATGGTGTTTATAGCTCGGCCAGCCTTGCTCGCCAATTTAAAAACATCCCTGAAGGTGCATACGTGTGGATCACTTTTGATGGTGAAGGTACTACCAAAAATGGCCGTACAGTAAAACTTTACACAGTAGATTACGATACTGAAGCTTAATAATTAAATAAACGGGTGCTTATCAAGGTATAATACGCATTTACAGTTTTCGTAAACATCCTCCGCCAGCAGATAAGTTAAATGTCGCATGGAGCAGCCTAGTAAAGATGGAGGTAAAAAATGGCTATTAGATATACAAAAGCTTATAATAAAGAAATTGCAAAAGCTGTTAAACACTTTAATAGTGTTAGAAAAACGTTAAGTAAACGTGGCATTAAATTAACGCCAGCTCCGCTAAAGGTTAGTGAATTAAAGGCAAGATACCAGACTAGAAGAGATCTTAATAAGGAATTAGCTCTTCTTAATAAGGTTTCTTCTAGTAGTGATAAATTGTTAAAAGAGGTAGAAACGGCTGGCGGTGCTAGAGCAATTAAATGGAATATTGATTATCTTAAACAAAATGCTAAACAAGCTATTGAATATTTTAAATGGGAAAAATCTTTAGAACAAGCACGCAACCCTATTTATCCGTATGAACGTATGAGAATTGATGAACTTGACGCAAATATTGAAATCTTAAACATGGATGTAGATTATATGAGCCAAGAACAGTTTAAAGGTTATAGTGGTGCTATTAGTGAATATTTCCAAATTCAAAAACACATGAAATCAGGTTATAGAGGTTTCTTATGGCAAGTAGAAAATGCTATGAGAATATCTGGTTATAATGATGAACAGGTTAACACTTTATTTGATAAACTAAAAGTGCTAAACCCTAGTGAGTTTCATGAATATTATAGAAAAAATGATTTAGTCAAAAGAATTTATGAGATGGTAAAAAGCCCAACTAAAAACGGTGAAACTAAATTAACTACAACCGAAGAAGATGCTAGAGTTTTATTAGATACACTCGTAGAAGAATTAGATCAAGATATAGCAGAAATAAAAAATAAATAGGATAGCACATGAACTTAAGGAGGTGTTTTAGTGCTGATTTTGAAACCACAACAGATGAAAATGACTGTCGGGTGTGGGCTTATGCAATATGTGGTATAGCAGATCACGAAGATTTTAGGTATGGCAACTCTATGGCCGATTTTATGAAATTTTGTGCTGATCCAAAAATTAACTATAAGCTATGGTTTCATAACCTAAAATTTGACGGTAGCTTTATTATGGACTGGCTATTAAATAATGGTTTTACTCATATTCAAGATAGAAAAGATAGACAGGATAAAACTTTTACAACACTAATTACCAATTTAGGTCAATTTTACAACATTACAATTTATTTTAAGGTGCATGGTCATCACACTAATAAAGTAGAAATATATGATAGTTTAAAAATATTTCCAAATTTCTCAGTAGAGCGTGTAGCTGAAGCATTTAAGTTACCAATTTCTAAACTTGAAATAGATTACAAAGAAAAAAGGGAAATAGGCCATGAATTAACTAAACAAGAGGTAGATTACATTAGAAATGATGTAGAAATTATGGCACGTGCTTTAAATGAAATGTTTTCAAGAGGTTTAACCAAAATGACTATTGCTAGTGATGCGATCCATGATTTTAAAGAACACCATATAGCAGATTTTAGGCGTAAATTTCCTATTTTACCTAAAGAGGTAGATGCTGATATACGAGCAAGTTATAGGGGTGGTTTTACTTATGCCAGTGATGTATGGCGTGAAAAGAAGGTAGGTAAAGGCATTGTTTTAGATGTCAATTCTTTATATCCATCTTGTATGCATTCACCATATCATTTACCATTTGGGAAACCTAAATTCTTTGAAGGGCAATATAAAGAAGATAAAGTTTATCCATTATACGTTCAAAGCTTTACGGCCATATTTGAATTAAAAGAAGGTAAAATACCATCAATTCAAATTAAAAATAACTTAAGTTTTATAGCTAATGAATATGTAAAATCTAGTAAAGGTAAAGCAATTGCATTATATTTAACAAAACCAGATTTTGAATTATTTAAAGAACAATATAATATTATAAAGATAGATTATCATGGTGGATGGAAATTTATGAGTGCTGTGGGCTTATTTGATAGCTACATAGACTATTGGACGGAACAAAAAATTAAAGCAGGGAAGGAACATAACGCTCCACAGCGTGCTATTGCAAAACTCCAATTAAATAGTTTATACGGAAAATTTGGATCATCTGGTAGAGGTCGGCAAAAATCACCATTTATAGATCATACAGGAAAATTACGCTTTGTTACCGAAGATGTTGAAGACCGGGAAACTTGTTACGTTGCCTGTGCCGCCTACGTAACAGCGTATGGCCGTAAACGTACAATAGAAACCAGCCAGATTATTAAAGATTATACCAAGAAAAAATACGGTGAAGATCGCTACTTTTATAGTGATACTGACTCCATCCATGCAAATTTAAGTGACGAAGATTTGGAAGAATTAAAAGACATAATTAAAGTAGATGACTATAAACTAGGCTATTGGGCAAAAGAAGCTGAATTTCAACGAGCAATCTATATACGCCAAAAATGCTATGTAGAGGAAATTAATGGTAAACTAGATGTAACCGTAGCAGGTCTACCAAAATATCTAGCTCCACTAATCACTTTTGAAAACTTTAAACGAGGTTTTACAACTGAAGGTTTAACACTTGAACAAATGATAGCTCTAGCCTCTAAAAACGGTGCGACTCCAGAAGAAATTAAAAAGCTTCATCCTAAACTAACCTATAAATATGTTAAAGGTGGTGTGATCCTAGCGGATACAGACTTTACCATAAAATAAACCGCTGGGTGGGCGTAGCGGTCTATTTATTAGAAGGTTATAAGATGAAAAAACATCTTACTTGAATTATATCATACTCCATCTATTTCATCAAGTTTTTCTTGTAACATTTTGGCAGCTTCTCTATTATCTAAAACTTGCCATATACTAGCGTCTTGGAATCTTACATCATGACTTTCTACATGGCAACCAAGCACTTTAGCTTGAATGGCTGTCCTACCAGTAGCATAAATAGTTTTATATTTTGCCATTTCTCTTAATAATTTAGATTGTGGCATATTGCACAAAATATCTATGTCTTTTGGTAGTGAAGAAGTTGCATAATTTAATTTAATACTTCGTCCTGCATAAGCTTTATCTTTAGTCTTATTTTTTACCTTATACTTTTCCACAGCTTTGACATCAACAGACAGTGGTAAATAGATAGTCTTTCCAAAAAAGCTTACATTTTCTGCTGTACTAGGTAGACCACATACTAAAATACAATCTTTATAATTTTGTAAATATTCATAATAATTAGGATTTCTATTATTATGTATAAAAACAATAGAATGATCTGGATGCTCTTTATTTTCTGCCAATCTAATTGTTACCCAGTTTCTATCGGTTTTAACATTTGGAATAATATTCTTGACTATTTCTTTAGAATAATAGTATGCACCATTATATTTATCTTCTCCTAGTGTTTTCCACTTTGCAACATAATCTGGATGGTTATGGTCAATTATCATCTTTATACCCCTCGTTTAATTGTTCAAAGTATGTAGCTAAATCATCCCAATTTACTAATTTCAATTTCATATAGCCTCCGCTTTATTAAAATCTATATTATCTAAATCATTTAACATACGATAAATACATAGATCTTTATCAAACAAGTGAACATAACCAATTGCAACAACATTTTTACCTTTAAATATCTTATAGTTATAACCCATCTTATTGTGATAAAGTTTAGCGGTTAAACCATTCTTTTCAACCTTTTCTATGATCATACCAAACCAACCTTTTTAAGAATAGTCAAAGTAGGCTCTTCAATTCTAATACGATCAATAATCTCGCCTTTAAGCTTAATCTCATAGTAGAACTCGCCACGCTCTTTGACTATTTTCCATAATTTTTGATTACTTAAATAACTCATATTTGATATATAACCTCTTATTTACTTTTCTTAGTTTTACTCTTTTTCAAAGACTTTTTCTTAATCTCATTATTAAGTTTTTCGCCTTTAATTTCCTCACCAATAAACATAGCAATACAAAGTAGAATTACTATAAATATTGAAAATATAATACCAATACCTAAAGCGGCAAACACCGTGTTCATTTCTTTTTACCTCCATGAATTTTATTATTTGGATGATTTCTTCTCACATCCAAACTAATTTTAATAACTATACCTATTTCAAAAATTAAACTCAATATAAAACCTATTAAACCTATAATTTGATTAATTGACATTTAATTTCTCCAATGCATCAGCAATACGCTCTAACTGATTTGCTATATTGATTAAAATGTAATTGTTATTATTCATTATATGATCCCTTCAGCTTTTAAATTCTTTAATATGTTATCTATATGTCTAAAATGAAATTTATCATTTTCACATATTGGCATTAATTCTGCATAGCTTGGTTTATACTCTACTTTAATTTCCATATTATATCATCCTTTTAATACCTAATTCTTTTGCCTTTTCATAGAGTTTACGCTCTATTTCATTTAGATTTTCATTTTCTAAATGTCTTTCTATTTCGCTTTTATCCATTGTGTACTCCTTTTATTAATTGTTTATACCTCTATTATACACGACAAAAACGATATTGTCAACACTTTTTATAAAGATTTTTTATAAAAGTTTTCCACAACCAAAATAACCGCCGAAGCGGTTAATTGGCTGTTGTAAAGTAATTGGACTTATTTCCATTATATCAAGCTATTTATAATTGTCAAGAAAAAGATCCTCTAGCGTTGAGAGGATCTAGGTCATACACATTTATTTTATAACGCTAAAGCTATTATATTACACAAATTAAAAATAAGCAATACTAAAATAGTATGTTATAATTAAATTATGAACGAAATTCAAGCTCAAATACTAATTGCGGTTTTCGGCCTAATTGGCACAGTGGTGGGTGCGGTTTTCACTTATCTTGCTAAATCTCGTAAAGTTGCTATTGAAGAAGCTAAACGTGAACAAGAACAAAAAGATTTGTTCAAAAATATTTTTGATGAATTAGCTGGCATTAAAAGGCGATTAGATGAACATAATCACTATGCTGAAAAATTAGGATCAATAGATAAATCGTTAATATCAGTTACTAAAGATATAGAGTACATGAAGAAAAATAACTGCTATGTTAACAAGTCTTGCAAACGTATAGATTAATATAAAGAAAGGATGGTACAAAATGCAAGAAACAAGTGTAGACGAAATCTTGAGGCAATATCAAGGTGAACAGCCTGAAAATCAAGATGAAGGAGTAAACTTAGAAAAGGTAGAGGAGGTATAACATGGGTTGGAAACAAGTAACTAACTTTGATCTAAATAAAATGGGTACAACGGCTGGTATGTGTTTACAAAATGTACGGCTTGGTTATGGCATTGCACCAAAGTATGCATCAGCTAGAGATGCTATGAATGCATCTAAAGCACGTGGTACTTTTCATAATGGTTTAAGTGATATACCACAAGATGTAGATGTACCTATATACGCTGAAACTGGCTCACCATATGCACACGTAATGGTGGATGTACACGGAGCTGTTTACAGTGATGGTAAATACTTGCCATCTTTTGCTGGTATGAACATTGTTGGCTGGAGTGAAGAATTAAATGATGTACGAGTAGTAGAATATGTACCAGATCCTGTACCAGCTCCACAGCCAGCTCCAGCAGATGAAGGTTTTAAAGTTGGTGATGTGGTAGTACCAACTCGCTTGGTAGATTATAACGGTACACCACTTGTACAATATGATGATACATACACTATTACTCAAATTAGCGGTGATCGTGCAGTCTTAAGTGCTAGAGGTGCTATCTGGGCGGCCATGAACACTAATGATATAAAAAAGGTATAGTATGAAATTACCAGATAAACTATATGAAATTTTAAGATGGTTAACATGGATAGTACTCCCTGCTATTTCTACCTTAATTGCAAGTCTTAACGCAATATGGTGCTGGGGTTTACCAATAGATGCAATTCTACATACTTTTGTGGCCGTAGAAACGTTTATAGGCATAGTACTTGGTCTTGCCAAAATCTCTAATGATAGGAGCTAACTATGGTATTTTATACAGGTTACGTTGTACTACCTACTAATACATATTTAGCTTGGAAAACAGCGGTAGCTGGTAATGGTTATGATGCTGATGGCTCTTATGGTGATCAGTGTTGGGATCTTTGCGCTGAATTTTGGCATAATGTTGGTTTTCCTACGGGTTATCCTTTAACAGGTGATAACCACTATGCTTATGAATGTTGGACACAAAATAGATATAATAACGTTTCCTATAACGGTACGGCCTATTTTGACTTGATCACTAATTTAGCTTCAGTTAAACAGGGTGATGTAGTAGTATTTAATGGTACATCTGGAAACCCTGCTGGCCATATTGGTTTTGCAGATGAAGATTATAACCCAAATAAAAATGGTTATCTTGCTATACTCGGCCAAAATCAAGGTAGCGGTGGTACTCCTGTACCAGTAATTAACCCTGCTGGCGGCACTACCGCTAATGTCAAGGATCTTTATACTGCTACCGATTTTCTAGGAGCTTTTAGATATAAAGCATGGCATACACAGCCTGTACCACATCGTAAAAAATCACATTTTAAATGGGTGCTTTACGCTAGAAAATTTAGGTCAGGCAAGAGGTAAAATAATATTAACTTTAATAATATTTATGGTATAATTAAATTATGGATGATGATAAAATTTTAGAAATTACAAGCAATATTGAAAAAGCTCTTGGTGAAGAAGCTTATGGTACTATTGCTGACTCTATTGGTGAACTTCTAACAGGTAACACTGAAAATATGAAGGCTCTAGCCGATAGAGATGCTGAAATTGACAAGCTTAAAGATCGCAATGAAAAGCTTGTTTCTGCTAATGGTGCTTTGTTACAAAAGATACCTATGGAGCGTAGCAGAGGTGATGACGAAGAGAAAACAGAGAAAAAAGCTCCATCCGTTTCGTTGAAGGATGCTTTTGACTCCAAAGGCAACTTCATAAGATAATATTAATAATTTATAATGTCTTACAATATTTATTGTGCGACATTAAAGAAAGGACATTATGTATCCATCAAAAGGACTTGAAACCGCATTAAATGCAATGCGTGAAATGTCTGTAAAGAATGGCTCTATCTATCATCAATATGTTCCTGTGGTAACTGAGTCTACCACTATTGGTGAATTTGGTGCTCCAATTCTTGACAGTCAAAACTTGAATGTTCTAAATGACTTTATTGGCCTTCTTAAAAAAGTGGTCTTTACTGCCGTTTACAACAAAACCTTTAATAACCCTCTAGCATCTCTTGAAGGTGAGAGAATGCCACTTGGTCAATTCATTGAAGATGTTTACATTAACCCTGCTAAAGCACGTGGTTTTGATGTAAATGACTTTGCTGGTTTACTCCAGAAATATGAAGCTCAGGTAGCTACTCAATATCTATCTGTGAACAGTGATCTTCAATACTGTGTAACTATTACCCGTGAAAAGGTACGCAACGCCTTTACTTCTTGGGATAACCTTGAAAGCTTGATTTCTGGTATGGTTAACTCCCTTTACAACGGTGCTTATATCACTCGTTACAACCAAGCTAAAGGTCTTGCTCTCGCTGCCTTCAATGGTGGTGGTGTTAAATATGAAGTTATCACCAACCCTACCACTGATGCAACTGCCAAAAACTTGGTACGCAAGATGCGTGCTGATTATAGCAAGATGCAAATTCCTTCAACCAACTACAATGCTTGGGCAGACGTAAAAGGTGAAGGTGCATTTGCTCTTAAGACTTGGAGCGATCCAGAGGACATCGTAGTGTTGATTTCTGCTGATGTTGAAGCTCTAGTTGATGTAGAGGTCTTGGCCGCTGCCTTCAATATGTCTAAAGCTGATTTCTTGGGTAGAGTAATTGTTGTTGATGACTTCTCTCAATACGCTGACGATGGTACTGTTGCTGTTGATGGCTCTATGATCAAAGCTATGATCTGTGATCGTGCTTGGTTTAAGATTAAAACTCAAGACTTTGCAATGGATGAATTCTACAACGCAAATAACAGAACATGGCAATACTACCTCAATGATGTTCGCATGGTAAATTACAGCTTATTTGCAAATGCGAAAATCTACACTACTGCTGAGCCAACTCCATCTGGAAGTGATAGTGAATAATTATTAAAAAGTTTTCCACAGGTTTCTGGAGTTTTCCACAGCCTGTGGATAACTTATAGAAAGGAAATTAAATGACAGCAATTGCACCACAAACAGATGTACAACTTTTAAAAGTACCTCTTGAAATGGATAACGCAAACCAATTAACTTTTGCTAATGCAACAGCTCAATATAATTACTTTAATTCCCTACCTAAATTATCATTTGACAACTTTACATATCAGCGTAAAGATGGTGTAATTAGAATTCCAGCTCTCATTGATGACATTATACAGTATAACTATGTAATGTATAGAAATGAGGGTTTTTCTAATAAATGGTTTTACGCCTATATTGACAAAATGGAGTATTTAAATGATGGTGTTACAGCCGTTTCAATTTCTACCGACTGTTTTCAAACTTGGCAATTTGATTTAACCTATAAACGTACATTTGTTGAGCGTGAACACGTCAATGATGATACAGTAGGTTTACACACTGTACCTGAAGGTTTGGAGCTTGGCGAGTATGAAATTGTAGATTTACGTAACTCACCGCTTTGGGAAACTTCATCACCATCTACTGACTGGCTACCTTGTTTTTGTGTAACTAAATTGCCTAGTAGTACCACTCAAGTAACTAATGGAAGAGTTAAAGGTGATGCTGGTTATATAGGTGGTGTGTTTTCATCACTCAAATTCTTTGCAGCTCAAACTATTGATGCTGCTCAACATATTATAGATATTTATGATAACGATCAAAATCTAACTAGTGATGCTATTATTAATATTTATATGATACCTTCATGTTGTGTAAATATTCTTACTAGCCCATCCACTGCTAACTCTTATGCTCTTTATCCAATTTATAACTATTATGAGAGTGATGCCTATCAGTTACAACAGCCTGCTGTGCTTGCTGAAAATTATACACCAACCAACAAAAAATTGTTAACATGGCCGTTTTCATATTTTTATGTTTCTAATAAGTCTGGTGAAGAAGTAACGTATAAATATGAAGATTTTCCATTTGAAACTATTTCAAGTGTTACACGTAGAACAATAACTTATAAAAAGCAAATTGTACCTTCTACTTCCCTGTCTGCTAAATTATACTTTACTAAATATAAGAGTTATACCGAAGGTACTAGCTATGGTACTAGGATGTATAACTATGGTATTAATTTTGCTAAAGTACCTGTTTGTGCGTGGACTACTGATTATTATACTAACTGGCTAACACAAAACGGTGTAAATATGGTAGTAGATACCGCCGCTAGTTTACTTGGTGCTGGTATAGGTTTAGCCACAGGTAATGTTGCTGGTGCTGGTTTAAGTATTGCTCATACAATTGGTAGTACAATTGGTGAAGTACATAAAGCTCAAAGCACGCCGCCTCAGGCTCATGGTGATACTAATACAGGTGATTTCAACTTTTGTTTTACAAGAAACTCTATATCATTTTATGAAATGAGTGTTCGGCCAGAAATGGCAAGGATCATAGATAACTATTTTTCGGCGTATGGTTATAAAGTAAACACTGTTAAAACTCCTAACATCACTGGTCGCCGTAACTGGAATTACGTAAAAACAATTGGCTGTTATATAGAAGCTGATATACCACAAGAAGATCTACAAACTATTAAAAATATGTTTGATACAGGAGTAACCTTCTGGCATAATGCGTCTACTTTTGCTGATTATAGTCAAAATAATGATATAATATAAGAAAGGGAAAGTGATTATGAATAGAAAAATCAGGAAAGTACCGCCAAAGGATGCATTCAGGGATGCTATTGTGATGAATAATCAAACTTATAATGATTATTTAAACCGTATGCGTAAAATTTGTTTATCCATGTTTGAATGGATCAACCTACCTAAATCAATGAATGCTAGATTTCTTGAGCAATGTTTATTTTATCAAGGACAAGCGGCGTTACTTTACGACAATGATTTTGGTTATCTTAACACTATGGCAAGCGATGGAGGGTATATTAATATATACGGCCTACCTACCGAGATTATGTGTTACTCCTATCGGTTTAACCAGCGGAGGAGTCTATATACTGATGATAGCTCTGGAGCTGAAAAAGGTGAAGAATGTATTTTAGTTTTAAATAACTATGATAGAGTACCTACTACTTATACTATTTCCCTTTTCGCTTATAGACTTGCTGAAGCTCAAAGAACTGCTGATGTAAACATAAAAGGTCATAGAACGCCAATTTTGATAACCACAGATCAAAAGCAATATTTCACGCTTAAAAAGATGTACGAAGAATATGATGGTAACACTCCAGCTATTTTTGCTGATAAAAATGTTATCACACCAGATGCTATTAAATCGCTTAAAACTGATACACCAATGATTTTGGATGATATTATGGACTACAAGCGAGAAATCTGGAATGAATTTCTTACCTTTATGGGTATATCTAACTTAAGCGAAAAACGTGAACGGATGATTTCTAATGAGATTGACTCTAACAATGAATTAGTAAACTTAAACCTTCAGGCTCTACTTATTCCTCGTAAAGAAGCTTGTAGACAGTTTAATGAAAAGTACGGGCTTATGGGTGATAAAGCTATTGATGTTAAAGTACGTAGTGATCTATATAATATTGTTAAGCAATTTGAAAGCGTAACAGATGATTATAGAGAACAAATTAAAACTGAAGAAACTTTAGAAAGGGGTATAGATGGCTAAATTTACTATGGAAATAAGAGAGCTAGTTTCTACCTTTGGTGAAGAAGAGGTAAAAAGCTGGTTTTCACAGTATGAGTTAAGTGATTTTCTAACCCCTGAAGAAATTCAAGTAATTGAAGATAAAGGGGTATGGTCAAAAGAACAATTGAACAAAAGAATTATAGATCATTTCTATACCCGTGAAATCGGTAGTGATGCAATCGGCCAATGGATGCTTTTTGTAAAAGATAAAATGAATGAAATTATGGAAACTTATGCTCCTATAATCTATTCAGCATCTATTAAATATGACCCACTCGTAAACGTTAATTATAGTGAGTCATATTCTGGCACGAATGCAAGTCAAAGTAACTCTAATTCAACTTCTAAAGGCTCTGGTTTAACGGTAAACAGCGATACACCACAAGGAAAAATCACTAAAAGTGCTATTCTTCAAGGTGATTACGCTTCTTCTACTGGAGCTAATGATAGTGAAAACAATATTGCTGATAATAGCAATTCTCAAGGTCAAGAAGATTACGTAAAAACTATTAAAGGTAATTCAGGCGTTTCGGCCACTTCACAGGCTATGATCAAACAATACCGTGATGTGATACGAGCTATTAATACCGAAATAGTTTATGAGTTAGAGCCATTGTTCATGGGTTTATATTAAAGAAAGGAGTAAAATGGGTTTAATCAATTTTCAACCACAACCAAAGATACCGCCAATTGGGTTTTTTGAGCCGATTAGTGCTGATCCAAAAGACATGATGACGGATGTAGAGTACCTTCTCGGCATTTTGAAAAAACTAAATGAGGTAATTCTTCAGGTTAATAAGAACACAGAATTCATTGATGAATATTCTGGTAAAATTGAAGAAATTGAAGCTGAAATTCAAGCTCTACGTGATGAAATGGTTAATTTTGAAAATCAAATTAATCTTGAAATTTCTAATCGTTTTGCTGATATTCAAATACAGTTATCTTCTATGATCGCAACGGCTCTTGTACAAGCCAATGCTTATACGGATGCTAAAATTGCTCAAGTTGAAGCTGAAATTCAACAAATCTCTGTTGGTAACATTACGCTTTACGATCCTACTACTGGTATTTTATCACCATTACAAACTGTAATTGATAATATCTATGGTACGAGCCGTGAGGATGCGTTAACTGCTACCGAGTATGATGCATTACAGTTAACCGCTACGGCCTATGATGCATATCAAGTTTCAGCATTTGATTACGATATGTACGGTAAAACGCTTTTAGTTTAAATATGATATAATATAGATAGAAAGGATAATAAAATGTCATCTACGAATAAAACTACAAACTACGAATTAAGCCAATTCATTGGTGCTGATAAACCTGCTTGGCTTAGTGATTACAACACCGATATGTCAAAAATTGACGCTGGCATTCATTCTGCTCAAGGTACTGCTACTGGTGCTGATGGTAAAGCTGATGCTAATGCTGCTAATATTGGTAATTTAACAAATTTGAACACCACAGATAAAACTAGCCTTGTTGCGGCTATTAATGAGGCTAACACTGCCGCTGGTACTGCTCAAGGTACTGCTACTACTGCCGCTGGTACTGCTACTAGTGCTAAAACCAAAGCCGATAATATTGAAACTTATCTTGACATCACCAATAGTAATGATGCAACTGTTTCTATGACAGGTGGTAACATTGATACTGGCGTTACTAAAGTACGCTATGCGTTAAACGCTGCTGGCACGCTTGGTAAAATTTACGGTTATGTGAGATATACCTCCAATGTTACTACTGGTGGTACTTTGACTATTTCTGTACCAGCTCTTGCCGTTACATCAGCGTTTGAGATCTATGGTGGTACTTATGTAACAAGTAAAGAGGATGGTGTTTATAAGTACGTTTCCCCACTCGCAATGAGTGTGAACACCAACGGTACTGTTACTGTAACTTTACCACAAATTAGAGTTGGTGGCTTGGTAGAGATCTGGTTCCCTCCATGTTTGTATTTCTTCAAAAACTTTGGTGATTAATAGAAACGCCACTTCTACTTATACCCCTCTACGGACGCCACGTGGAGGGGCTTTTTGTGTTGAACACTAAATTTAATGTGCCGTTATTCGTGAGTATTGGTG